CATATCTATTTGCAGTTGCACCATCATATCTTATCTTCCAAACTGGACCATTAGCTGGACCATTTAAAATCGTATATTCTACTTGTTGTGCAAATCCATTTAAAGACATTGCAGAACCAGTAATGCTACCAGAAGATGTAATATATCCCGCAGGGTTAGTAGCATTGTATGGAGTATAACCAAGTGCTCCAGTAACCATTGCACTTGTAATTCCACTAATATATCCACTTGGATTTGTAGCATTGTAAGGAGTAAATCCTAATGCTCCAGTAACATCCGCAGAACTAAGTACAATTGCTCCAGTTCTAGTGTTAAACGATGTAACACCTGATGCAATAGTCCAAGCTCTGTCTGCACTTAAATCATAAGCAGTACCATTAATCGTTATTGTTCTTGACTGAGGTACTTTAGTCCCTATTGATGTAGTAATAGTTGTAGCAAAGTTTGGATCATTACCCAAAGCTGTTGCTAACTCATTTAATGTATTAAGAGTAGTAGGTGCTGATGCAACAAGGTTTGCTATTGCTGTTTCAACAGATGAAGCTGTAGCATAAGATAAAGATCCTACATACGCACGTATCCAAGCAGTAGTGGCAACCTTTGTTGAGTTGTCAGTACTATCTGGTGTAGCTAATGATAAACTAGCTGGAAGCGTTACTGCTCCAGTAGTAGGATCATATTGAAATACGTTAAGTATATGGGAGGTTTTCCTTTGTTTGTTCATTGTATACTCTTATCTATTATATCTTATGAGAAACTAACTGTTACTGCATCCCAGTTATTACATGTAATCTTAACACATACTGTTAAACGACAAGATGTATCAAAAGCTGAGTTAGTTATTTCTAAGTTTCCTGTATTATTATTACGACCCACACCAGCAATACCATTACCTGCCTGCTCTCTTAAATCCCACCATCTTTCATTTGGATTACCTGCTGTATCATATGCAATACCACCTGTATATCTTAAATACCAAATCTCTGCTAAAGTACCAGAAAGACGTGTTGCATGGAATGTAACCTCATATTGAAACTGAACATTATTTCCACCAGCAACTGTAAACCGCATACTTGTTTGAGAACTATAAGCAGAAACATCCATTGTTCTAGAATAGATACGATGACCTTGGTTATTTGTTCCTTGATTTAATCTTAAACCTGTTGTTCTTACATCACCATTAACATGTAAAGGAGCTAGTGGATTTGTAGTATTTATACCAAGAAAACCTGTATCTGTAATACGTACTCGCTCGCCTTGATTATTAGTATGGAAAGCTATTGCATTTAAAGTACTAATGATATATATACCATTATTTCTATTTCCAGAACCAGTTAAAGCTAATCCTGTTGTTCCTCCTTGAATATACATGTACCCATTTGCAGAAGTACTATATATTGAGTTATTATAAGTTGGAACAGTTGTAATAGTATTAAAGGATAACGGACCATCACTCAATAATCTTATGCGTTCAGTACTTCCTCCTCCGCAAAAAATTAAATCTCTACCAGCAAATCTAAGATCTCCCCAAGCTACTGCTGGTTTTAATGAATAAATGTATCCAACATTATTGCTTTCATTATATCCAACTCTTACACCATAACCAGCAGTTCCACTACCAAAAATAGCTTGTTGACTATCAGTATCTTCATTTGTAAATGCAGGTAAAACTACATGTAACTTACCTGTTGGTGAAGTTGTACTTAAACCTAATTTACCATCAGGTGTAAGTTTCATTACAATAGATGCTGTGGAATAACTATACCAGTTCATTGCTAAATCATTAGCTGCAGTATATTGCTCCCACTTATTACCATTAATGTTAAAGAATATGCCAGCTTCATTACCACCAGTATTTACAGCTGTAAGGTTTAAATAACCATGTGTAGAACTTCCTGCAAATAGTTGACTTGCCGTAACACTACTCGAAAACGTGGCGGCTCCAGTGGAAGCAATAGTTAAATTTGCAGATGCTCCATTATTTGCAGAAAATAATAATTTACCACTAACACTTCTAAATACTGCATCACCAGTTGCTGCCCCAGTAATTATTCCATCTGTATTTCCTGCAACACCTATATATAAATAATTAGTTCCATTTATTTGATAAGCTTGGTATGATGTTCCTGAAGATGGATTTATAGTTAATCCAAGATTTGTATTTGTTATTATAGCTCCACTAAACGTTGCACTCGTACCGCTTAAAGCTCCCGTAAGTGTGCCTCCGCTTAAAGGAAGATATCCAGATAATGCTGATGAGGTAATATACCCAGATGGATTTAACGAGCTATATGGTATATAACCTAAAGCCGAACTAACATCAGTATTAGTAAGAGTAATAGCACCAGTTCGTGTATTAAAGCTCGTTACACCCGCAGCAATAGACCAAGATCTATCTGCTGAAAGATCATATACTGTACCGTTGATTGTAATAGTTCTAGTCTGTGGTACTTTTGTTCCAATACTAGTTGCTATTGTTGTTGCAAAGTTAGGATCGTTACCTAATGCAGTTGCAAGTTCATTAAGGGTATCAAGTGTTGTTGGAGCAGAAGCTACTAAGTTTGATATTGCAGTGTTTACATATCCTTGTGTAGCGTAAGAGTTTGCTGTTAGATATGCAGCAACACGAGCAGCTGTGTAATAAAGGTTTGTACCTTCAACAATATTTGTTGTTGATGCAGCAATCTTTGTCCATAAGCCCGTTGATGCAACATACTTAATCATGTCACCATCTGATGCATTCTTTACAGAAAGATCATGTAGTTCATCTAACTCAAAACCGTTTTGTACTTTAACAAAGATCTCACCGTTATTTTGTTGAACTCTTGTAACAACCCCAATAAAAACTAAGTGTGCTGGAGCAACAGGTTTATTAGTTAAACCATATAGTAATGTACCATTTGGACCTAACCAAACTGGATCTCCAGCTGTTGCGCCATTTGTATTTAATCCAGAAAGCAACCCTTCTGTTATTACAAAAACAATATCATTTGCGGCACCACCAGTAGCTAAAAGACCTAATGTTTTAGAAGAAGTTGCTTCAGCAGAATTAGATGACTTAGATACAATCATATTTGTACCTGCATTACCTGTAGAGCCAGATACATAAACTGGTGTACCAGCAGTCATTGCTTCCCCCAGTTTTACATAGTGCTGTACCTGACTAGTATAGTTGTCTATCCAAGTTGTATCATAACTAGTTGTACTTGCTTTTGCAAGAATCTGACCAGCTAAACCATTTGCAGGAACAAGACCTTGGTAGTTAGGAATATTAAATACTCCTGTAAGATTATTATACGTTGCTGCACCTGATACTCCAGTTGTTATTAAAGAAATTGCAGTGCGAACTCTTGCTGGAGTATAGTAAAGATTAACTGTACCTTCTGGAAGGCTATCAGTAGTTGCTATTGATCCTTGACCAATTGGAGCTGTAATAATAACATCAATAACATCACCTGCTATTGCAGGGTCTAGTAGGGTTACTGTACTCCCGTTTGTTGCAGTTGTTTGTCCTGGTGATAGATATACACCATTAAGAAAGACATCAATAAGTCCTGTAGTATATCCGTTTGCAATAGTGAATATACTTTGACCTTCTGTTGCAGTAAATGTCTGAGTCGACTTTAAAGTTATAGATCCACCTGATACTGATAGAACACCAGTAAGTGCATCGATAGCTAAACCTGTACCTACTTTTATACCACCAAGAACGGTAGAAGAAGCAATAGGTAATGTGTAAGGTTGAACAAATGATCTTACCCATGCAGTTGTTGCAAACTTGGTAGAGTTATCATTTGTTGCTGGAGTCTGACCTGTTGCACTACTGTTGAATACAGCAGCACCATCAACAATCAGACCAGCTTTAGCTAGTATGTCAGACAAAAATCTCATTAAGTATATTATTTCTTGATAACTACACGATACGCATTAGAAGCTGGAGCAACTGCAAAGTTTACAGTAACAACACTTGTTGATGTTAATACAACATCAGTAATAACTTCTTCGTATGTGGCATTATCATATATTGCAACAATAAGGTCTCTTGTACCTAATCCGTGAGTCAAAGCAAATGAAGTGCTTGTTGTATCTCCAACGTTTGCTGCATATCCTCCTGTACGATTATCTAATAAAGTCTTTAACTTTAAAGGAGTAACAATACGTTGATCATCAGTACCAGCATCTGTTTCAACTTGTGTTGCAATCTCAGCTAATCCTAAAGTTGATTCTGTTGCTTGATTACGATTAACTTCTAACTGAATCCAATCTGCTGCAGATGTAGTTGATGCTGCATTTATCTTTGCAATAATAACATCACCAACATTAAATGTAACTCCACCAGTAGTACCAGCAGTTGTTACATACCAGTAATCTCCTGATTTTGTGCCAGCAACAGGTGATGATCCAACAGGAAAAGATCCTGATGATGCATCCCACCCACCTTCTAAGTTACCAAGTCCGCCAATATTAGCATCAACATATGACTTAATAGCAGAAGATGTAGCAAGAGTTGTTGATGAAGCATTTGCTAAATCTGTGATAACTGTTACTTCAGAAACGTTACCAGTAGCACCTGACATATTACCAAGAACACGTAAGTTTGCTATCTGAGCAATCTTATCAAGAGTAACTGCATTACCATTAATCTTAACTGTTGTTACTGCACTGTTAGCTAACTTACCAGTAGTAATACCAAGATCTTTAACTTGGATAGAGTCACCACCAGAAACCTCAATAGTTGCGTTGTCAACGTTGATATCAAGAGTAATGACATCTCCATTAGCTGAAGTCGTTGCCGTTAAACCAGCACCGCCTAAAACGTCTTGAATGTCACCTGACATATCAACCCAAGTAGCACCATCCCAGAAGAACATTCTAAGAACGCTTGGAGTAGTATCAAAATAGATCTGACCAACAACAGGGTTTGCTATTGGACCAGCATTATTGTGTACTGCAACGTTTAGTATCTGATTTTTTACAAGATCCAGATTGGTTAAAAACTTCTTTGCCATGATTAATATTAGTTAAGGTAAGCTTCACCACTAAAGGCAGCTGTAAATCTTATTGTTAATGAGTTTAAATCAGTGTATGAGATATCTCCAATAACTTCTGTTTTTGTTGCATCAACAACTGTAACAGAAGGATAACAGTTTAAGTCATGTATGATATTCCATTCTGTTGCAGCAACAGCTTGGACATGTATATGCTTAAACTTTATGGAGCTTGATACCGCAGTATTGTCTCTTTTTGTTATAGTTAATAATAAGTTCTCATCATTAGAACTAAGACTAACACTTGCAATAGTTGAGTTATAAGCTTGTGCAAGCATTGATAACTCCGCATCTGTAAGACCTATTCGTTGCCAAGCATTGCCATCCCAACCATAAAAACTTGCTACTGTTGTATCGTAAACTACAATACCTTTATCATTAGAGTTATAACCATTACCAAGAATGGTCCTTTCTGCTGTTGTTACAGGATGTAACCTAGCATTTAGTAACTGATTCTTGTTAAGATCAATGTCGTAATAATATACTGAAGCACCCATTATGATAAGTAAGCTTTACCAGCTACTGGAGTATTAAAGTTAATACGTAAGTTGTTACTGTCAACGATTTCAATAATACCTTGGATATCATTACCATTAAGATCTTCTGCAAATACGTTTGGTGTAATGCCCATATTGTGCTGAATAACCCACTGAGTTGACGGAGTCTCCTGTGTAAACAAGAAAGATGAGTTGTTATTGATTGTAATACATGGATTCAAGTTTATTCTAGTTACTGCACCGTTTGCATTAACCTGAATAATGTTTTGAGATCCATTACTGTACTCATAGAATACACCAAGATTATCTGGACTACGAGGGTTGCTGTATTGATATCCTAAAGCTTCATTATCAAATAATAACTCAGAATCATACATACCAGTTGGTAACCAAGTCTTGTACTGAATAGTCTCTTCGCTTAATGCACCAGCATCATCGTTTGCTTGCCAATCAACAATAGCTTTCTTAATCTCTGCCATTAAGACATAATCATCAGGGATAGCTTTACCTAATCCATAACGAGATCTACGAAACTTGCTAAAGATGCTTGTTGCGTAGTTCTTATATATCTCAACTTTTTTTGGCAGTAAGTTCTTCATCTTAGTTTTTGTTTGCCTGAGTATTTCTGATCAAATGTAACTGTTGTTCATAAGTACCAATACAGTTTGTGCAAGCTTGTGCTCCGTTTGAAGCTGTTCTTTGCTGGCAACTGCATGTGATTACTGTACCACAGTTAGGGCAGGTAGTTTGGTTTTGTGACATAATATTGTTGGTTTAGTTAATATTAGCAGTACTGACCATATGTTTCTGAGTAAGCGTTTAACTTCTTCTGTGCATAGATTAATAACTCCATACCTTCATCAGCTTGATGACAATACTCAACTTTTACTTTTGCTGCATCAATATAGTTCTTTATTTCTTGTAACTGACCAAACTTTTCTTTTACATCAGCATCAGGTTCAGAACCATTGATCTCAAGCTTGCAAAGCTCGTTGTAATACTTGTTTAATGTTTGAGTAACACGAAGATGATTATATTCAGAATATACTTTATCGTTTGGAGCAACTGAGTAACGAATCACATAGATACCGTCTGGAATGCACTGCAAGCTATCCCCACATCCAGTTTTTTGTAAACCTAATGAACATGCATTAAGAACGATATTATAATATGGCAATACCTCAACATTAACTGGTAAGTTAAATCCTGGAGATGTAATCTGTAATGTGCCACACTCTTTGTCTAAACCTTCACCATACGTACTGGTGTCAAAAATCCTTAATACTTTGCAGTTATTTGTATCAGGAGTCTCAAGGCTTAACTGATGTTTAATAGCCATAAACTTCTATTGTTTTGAATAAGATGATCGTAGTTGTACTCAATAATAATATACTAAAAATCAAGCACAAACACAAAAAAGAAAGGGCAGGCACCGCAAAGTACCTACCCTCGTCTTCTTTATTTCTATCTGATTAGATAGTCTCTAACGCGATCGCTTGACCAGCTGCAATAGCAGAGTTAACAATGAAGTCAGTAATTGCAGTTGTAGTAGTTCCAGCAGGAACGTTGATAACAACTAAATACTGATCGTTGTCAAATGTGCTAGATGGGTTGTTGAAACGAGGTACGTTGTGTAATACCATTACTTGATCGTACAATCCGTTACGGTTGATAGTAGCTAAACCTGGGTTAGCTTCAATCTCACGCATACGTAATGAATCAACATGTCCACCATCTGGATAAGCTTCTTGACGATAACGACCGTCTAAGATCATCTCACGTAATACAGTCTCACCAACACCTGATGCTTGACGAGCAGCTTGTGTTTCAACAGAAGAGATTCCGTTTACTGCACATGGCTCACCTGAATCATCAACAAATGAAGTGTAGATTTGCAATGGAGCAAGATCGTAGTTATCAGTTGGAGTAAAAGTAGCATCACCAAACTTAGTATCAACATAAGCAACAGTAATAACTAACTTAGCAACATCAGAAGATGTAGCAGCAACACCTGCAAATGAATCATAAGCTGAAGGAGCAACCGTAGCAGCAGCAGTATCTTTAACAGCAACGGAGATAAACTTACCTAAGTAAGGAGACTCGTTTACTTGTTTAGCCCAAGCGATAGCAACTTTAGTTGGATCGATTACAGCAGCAACATCTCCAGCAGCACATCCTGTAAAAGCGTCTAATGTCTTATACAAGTTGTGAGATAAGAAACGTAATGCAGGAGAACCTTTCAAATCAACACGTAAGCGGTATGTAGCATCTTCTAATACATTAGAGATAGATACTTCAACAACTTGATTTTGAGCAGTCTTAGAAGCAACTTTAAATACACGAGAGATGTACTTTGGATTGATAGTCTTTGACTTAACAGACTCTTGGTATCCACCGTGTACAGGACCAATCTTATCTGAAGTAAAATAAGATCCTTGAGCGATGATAAATGGAGCTGTACCAGCAGCAGTTAATGCAGCATAAGAAGATGCATTAAATACGCCTAACTTACCTGCAGTTAAAGCCGCAGTAGTTCCTGTTGACGCTAAAGAAACCGCACCATTTGCGATACCATTAGAACCTACCAAGAACGCTTTTTTGAATGCATTAGGAAAATACATAGTTAATTGTGTTTATGGGTTATAGATAAATAAAAACTATTTTAAGAACAGTAACTTATACTTGATACTATTAAGGGTTGACTTAACCATATCCAAGTCGTTTACTATTTCACTGTAAGGCATTACGCCTTGTAATGATGTAACCATCTGGTATACATCTCTAATATAAGATAACGCTTCTTGTACAGTATTCAAAGAACGAGGTGCATTATCTTCATATGTTAATAACTTCTCAGCAGCTCCTTGGAATCCTTCAGCTAGTGCATCAGCATGTCCTGGTAAAGCATCATATAACTCGTTAAGAGCTTTATGTGCTGAGAATGAACCTAAGTCTTTTACCTTTAGGTGCAGTTTGTGGAAACTAGTTGCTGCGTTCATTAACTCGCTAACGCAAGCAGCTGTCTTTGATTCTAAAGATCCGTTTGGTCTTTGCAATTTTTGTATCATCATTATTAACTGTTTCTACCTGCGTTTTGAATATCTCTTTGATATTGATTCATTGACTCTATATCACCCGCTAAGATAGCAGCTGTTTCATCACATAGAATCTCAGCAACATCATCTTTAAACTCACATGTTACATCATGTTGAATAACAGTATTAGTTTCGATATCAATAGATCCTTTAAACTTAATAGCTCTTGGCTTTCTGTAGTAAGTAAGCTTTGGAGCTTCGATGTTAAACTCACCATTTGTATAGATCTTAATCTTGTTACTCATGATTGTACAGAAAGTCTCAGCCCAATCAAAAGAAGGTGACTTAAAATTATCTGTTAGTAACTCATCAGCATTAGCTTCTTCAGCTAAGTATACTGATATGATTCTACTTGGACAACATGATGTAATACCTCTTGCACTAATACGAGTAAAGTGCATATAATCAACTGGGATATCAGATGTTTCAAAGTATACATCTCTCTCAATACCACTAAGATTAACTTGCTCTAACAATATCTGTAAGTCATCAACAATATTAGATGACTGTTCAGGCATTAATGCTCTTGGTGTTAAACCATGAATAACTCTTCTTGTCCACTCAAGTTGTGCCTTATTAAAAGCCTCTTGAATCTGCCAACTTTCAATGTTGTCATAATCAAAGCTTGCTAACTTGTTCAGACGCTGCTTAATCTTAAGCTGTATAAGTTTGTTATCCATAGTCTTTAAAAAGACCTAGGTGCAGATCTTACGGGATGCAGCCTAGGTACTGTTATTTTTTACTGTTGCCAGTACTTCTCAACACGTTCTGTCACATCTCTTAAAATCTCTTCGTTTAAAGGATTCTTCAAGAACTCAACACAGTCTGACGGTGTACGGCCTAACATTGTTGATGTTGACATGTGATAGATAAATCCGTCAGCTTTTGTTGCAATCATCTTGTAATATGTAGAATCTTTAACAATAGCACGAAGCTTTAAAGTTTCCATATCAAGAGCAGCTACCTCAATAAAACGTTCTGCTGTTTTACGCTTATTCTTATCAACATACTCTCCGTTGATGTATTTATCCATGTTGTCATAGATAATGTCTGTAGGAGTAGATTTGCGATACTGAGCAGAGTTTACGTCGATCACTTTTGCAACGTAGAATAACTTATTTGTATTCTTATTAAATAACTTCTCAAGTTCAGATAATGCTTTGTTACGAAGTTTCTTAACCTCTGTATTTGTTGAAGCAGTTTCTTCTAACTTATCTAAGTAGAACTTTGGTGGAACTGGTGTTGTCTTTGCATCATCAAGTGACTTTGCAACAATACTAAATCCACCTGCTTCAATAGCATACATACGAATCAAATCGTAAGGATCTTTATCAGGTTCTAAGAAGAGTGGTTCGTTTCCACATCTAATCTTTATCTTATCCCAAAAATCATCGTTGTTTGGTTTTAGCAAAACAACTTTGTTCCAGAAGTCAGGATCAGTAGGATCAATAATATTTGCAGCTAACTCTTTTTCTAACTGACAAACAACAGCACGAATCTGTTTAATCTTTGCTTCTGCTTCTTCAGGATTTAAGTCCTTTATCTCTGGAGCGTATTCATTCAAACCAGTCTTATACCGTTTGATTCCATTAATCTCAAGGCATGCAATCGACTCTTCGTGGAAAGCTCCTTCAAACAAAGTTAAACCGTATTTTTGAAGCCCCATGTTATCAACAGTAGGATCAAAGTATGGTCTAATAGCAATCGTTGATCGCTTATTTTGTGGATAACGTTCCACAATAGTTACTGAACTCATGTTTGGTTTGGTTTGGTTTATAATAAGACTTACTAGACTTCTAGTAAATATCGTATTTCTTAATCTAATATCAAAGAGTTAAAGCTTCGTTCTGTAAGATCCTCTGGATTCCTACTAGCTCTTAACTCCGCTTTTGCTAACTCTGTTTCAGTAAAGAGTAAACATTTATGGCCATGACCATCTTCATCCTTTACCCATACAGCAAAATAAGCATCATTAACGTTAGGGAAGTTTTGCTTCTTGCTGTTCTTCACCTTTACTAACTGTCCTAGTCTAGCTTTCATTGTGTTGGTTTGGTTTATAGAACCTGTTGAGAGTTGCAAGCTCTCCGTATGATCAGTACGGTTTGCGTACAACAGGTTGAGGGTTGACACTTTTGATGTCTTAGCAACCTTTCTTACCAGTCATTCCACCTTTTTTATAAGTTGATGGAGCTTTTGGTGCTGCAGGCTTGCTTGCTTTTGTGGACTTTGCCATAATCGCTTTTGTTTATGTTAAAACCTGGAGGATATTACTCCCCCAGGCTTAACAGGTTTCTTGATTAGAATGAACCACCAGTTACAGGGTTACGCATCACAATCTTCAATACCTTAGTTGGGTCTTTAACCCAGATTGCTGGCATTGTTTGTGACATGAACACACGGTATCCGTTGAACTGTCCAGATGACTGGAAGCCTTGAGAACGACCCATGTAATCCATTGTACCGTTTTGGTAGAACCACTTCAATTGATTATCCCAAGATAACTTCAATAAGTAGATGTTATCGTTAGTATTATCAGTGATATCAAAGATAACGAAGTTGTAAGAAGATAATGGGAAACCATCGATGATAGGGTTCTCAATATCGTTTGTGTGTACGTTATCAAACGCAGGGTTCAATACGAACTTAACGTTAGCTAAGAATGGAATAACGTATTGTGTATACGCAAAACCGAAGTTTAAGTCCATTCCTTTACCAGTGATAGCACCAACCTCAGAAGCATTGATTACTAAGCCAGAGTTGATCGCCTCTTTCTTAATAGCTTCGTTGATTAACTTCATACCACCCATACCTGTTTGAACAACTAATTCACGACGAGGATCTGGTCCTTGGAACTCAACCTTACCATTGAAGAAGTTGAAGATCTCAGATTTGAACAAGTCTAAGTTGAATGAACCTTTGTTGTAGATACGCTTGTAAGAGTTATCTAACTGCTTCCAAAGACCAACTGATAAACGAATATCATCTGGACCATCTTGCTTAACGCGACCCCCTTGTCCCCACATTAAGTAAGACTCAATGTCAGTAGAGATTTTAGATAAGTGAGCAGCTTCTAAAGTTGTTAAGAATGTACGAGTCAATTGACCGTTTTCGTATGCTTTCTTAACATAGTCTTTACCCATTTTGTTAGCTAAACCTTGTAAGTCTGTAACCGCAGGATCGATAGACTTATCAAATGAACGCCATAACTCAACAACTGGTACAGTACCATCTGCTTTCATTCCACCTTTCATCATCAAATCAGCACGAGATGATACAGAATAGTGAACGTGTGCTTCAGCACCACCAACGTAGTTATAGAACTCACGGTGTCCAGCATTAACTTGACCTAAGTCAGAGAAACGCTCGCCATACTCTCCACGTGCAGAACCTTTACGGAAGATCTTAGTTCCTTGCTTTACATACTTGTTGTCTAAGAACTTCAAGTTGTCGTTGTTTACTAACTGAACTGTGTAGATGAAACCGTCACCTGCAGGGATAATATCATCTGCTGTTACGTACATCTCAGCTCCGTTGTACTTGTCATAAGTGATGATATCACCATGACCGAACTGACGCTTGTTCAATTTGATCTTGAACGACTGTCCGTCAATACCTTTTGTAGCATTTGCAGATTCAATATCTTCTAAGATATAAGGAAGATCTTGAGCTACAGGGATTTGCCACTTGTACTCACCACGAGAGTTATCAACGTTGATAACGTTTTTACCTCCGAAAGAAGACATCTGGTACAAAGGCATTTCTACCTTTTGTGCCATTGCCCACAAATCCACTGGACCTAAGTCCATTGGCTCTGAGCTCTTAAGAAGGTTTGATAAGTGGTATGAATCAACGTGAGATGAAGCTGCATAGCTCGTATCACGCAAAAATATACCATTATTCAAAACTGGAGTTGCCATAATGTTTTATTTTTGTTAAAGGGTTATAATATAATCGTTTTGTTTAACGCTGGAATATGTTTGTTGGACGAGGAGCTTTTCTTACAGAAGGACGTTTGTCTTCTTCTTCAGCGTAGCTTGATCCAACTTTTCTTGACTGTTCAGTTTTTAACTGACGCACAGTCTGTTCAACGGCTTGGTTCTTTGCATTCTTTGCAATGTTTTGACGGTACGCTTCAGGATCTGAAAGTAACCACAATGCTTCTGCAACTAACGGGTAGTTTGGCTCAACAAACTGAAACTTCTCTAAAAGGTGTCCTAACTGATTTGTTGGACGTCCTGATATTGAAGGATAGTTTGGCTGTACTAAACCTGCATACAAAGATGCTTGTGTTTTCTTATCTAACTTAAGACCATTGATCTCAGCTGGACGTAAAGCTTCAAACACATTCTCCATGTAAGCTTCTGCCGCTTGTTTTTGTTGACGATTGCGAGCTTCTTGTTCAGCTAATTGAGACTGAACAATCTCTGCTTGCATACTATCTAACTTAGGTTTAAACTGCTTTGCTTTCTTTTCAAGCACGCCTAAGTCTTTCCATGTCGTCAACTCTTCTTCTATTTCTTCTGTATCACCAAAGTTTGTTGCTTGTAAGTATGAACGAACAATAGACTCTTGATCATTCTCATCTGTAGGATTAAGTTCACGAACTTGTTCTACTTGAGCTAAGGCTTGAAATAAACCTTTAAGATCTTGTCCTCCGTCAGCAACATACTTTGCTGCAACTTGTAACTCTTCTGGTAAAGACTCAAAAAACTCTTGAGGAGTATTTGAAGCAACTTCGTTCTTTAAGTTATCGATGTTTGCTTGCCATAACTCTTCATAGTCTTTTTCGGCTAACGTACCTAAGTAATCATCAAGAGTTTGTTTTGACTCATCAAAGTCATCAAACGCAAACATCTCTTTTGATTCAATACGCTTCTTGAAGAAATCAACTAAGCCAGACTTTTCTGTCTTAGGTCGACCACCTTTATTTGGTTTCTGATCTTCATCATCTGCTGGCTCATCACCAAGCTGATTAAACAGTTCATCAACCTTTATAGGTTCGTCTTTTTTGTCATCACCGTTATCCGGATCATCTGACGTGTCATCATCTTTCTTATCAATAAAAGAAAGATCTGTTTTGTCTTGACTAAACATTGATGGCTTTGCAGGCTCGCTAGAAGCAGGTGTAATAATACTGTCTGCTCCTGGGGCTGATAACCAGCTATCAATATCCAAGTCTACTGTACCAGTAGTTGGTTCGTTATTTGTTGACATATGTTGGTTGGTTTATTTTCTGTATCTCTACAATTATAATATACATAATATTATCAGATAAACTTCTGATGTGTACTATGTATTTATCTTACCCTAGGATTATATCGCTATGGTTAATCTTTCTTTTTACCATATCTAAATCTTTTACCGTGCGTCATATCACTTTTACCTTTACAAACTCTAGTAATATGTGTATTATTAATGTTAAAAAATCTTCCTGCTTCTGCTGCAGATCTAAAACTCATTAATATATTATCATCTTGATCAATATAATCTACAGCAATAGAACGAGACTTTATTAAACTTATTCTATAGTCTGGATTATTAGCATGCATCTCTTTAAGTTTAATAGAATGTTTTTTACCTAGTTCTTTTCTTATATCATCAGAAAGATGGGCTGTACCAAAGTTAATGTTTTGTTCAGCATGAAGTTGCTTCATTATTTTAGAATGTCTAACATGTTTTTGTTTCCATGCTTCTGATTGTAGTAGACTTTCTAATCGTTTATCTTTTGATTCTTTGATATGCTTATAACCTAAACTACCTTCTCCTCCTAATGTTAGATTTACTAAGTTGCATCCTGCACTTTTAAATAACTTAATATATCTTTTTTCAGCTGTAATCCATTCGTCTAAACTTACTTCATCTATTACTTCCATGATTGGTTTTAATCCTTTATCAGCAAGATTTTTTATCCAAGCATTAAGATGTGTTAACCTAGAAGAGCGTTTCCACTGATAAATATGTTGAGCATATCTACTAGTTGGTTTAACTGAAGTTTTACCTACGTATCTAACAAGTTTAGTTTCTGGATCTATTAAGGTGTATATAGAAACCATTATTCTTTTGTAGATTGTTTAGTGGGTTTATCAAAACGATTTTTATTCTCACGTGCTATTTGTAAGGCTGTATCCATCTTTTCGCGCTCTACACCCATCTTTTCTCTTTCCAAAGATAGTTTAGCTTGATTAGATTCATTTTTGTTTATCTCCTGTTCACGTTTAAAGCTCATTTGATCATTGTACTGTTGTTGAGATCTAATATCTTTTAATGCATCTTGATAATCAGACTGCTGATTTTGATTAATATCAAATCCAGATCCTTTACTAGCAGCATTAATTTCAGCTACTGTGATATCTTTTTGAATCATCTTATCATCACGATCTGCTTGAGCTTGAATCTCCATCTGCTTAGCTTTCTCTTGTGCAGCTAATTGCTCTTGTTGCATTTGTTGTTGAGCTTGTTGCTCTTGCTGCTTCATTTGATTAACCTTGTTCTCAGCCTCTTTTAATACACCAGTTAACTCTGCAATCGATTCAGACTTAATAATGTTTCCTAGGTCATATATCGAAGCCCCAGTAGTATTATTATTTAAAGCTAACTGCTTTAACTGATCCATTATCTGACGTTGATTAGTCTTTGTTGTACAGAAGATGTTTAACTCTCTTAACAATAAATCTGTACCATTCATCTGGAAGTTAACACGTTCATCGTTTGATGTAATATATTGTAATCTAACAGACGGTTTCTTTGAATGATAGTACTGAGCTAAGTCAGTTCTCATCTCATGAACACGTGGCATTAAGTAATCACTATGTTGAGTAAAGTAAACTTCAGTCTGTGCATAAGATGCATTAACAGCTTGCTCAATACCTGTCGCAGTTTGTTGTGAAATCTGCTGACCCATACGTTGAGGATTAATACCAATCGTTTCAAACGCTTGATTCTTAAAGTGATTAGCTAACTGAATACGTGACATTAAACGATTAGTCTGCTCAAGATTAAGAACCTGATAGTGCTGGAATGATAAAGGATTCTCAGTATTTGTAATCGTTGTATCTAACGGTAACATCTGGAAGTTCTTCATTGCAACGTATGCTTTCTCAAGGTTATTCTTACCCCAATCTTCACCCATTGAGTGACGAGGTAAAGCATTTTGATCAAACATAATCACTGTTCCTAGTTCATCAACTAAGATATCTGCTATCTGATTGTTAACAATGTTGTATCCAATCTGATAAGGTTTCATCATATCAACAAGAGATGTTGATCTAGTATTTCTATCACCAAATACAGAACCTTCAACGGGTAACTTACAACCATAAAGTGATGACTCACCTTTAAACTGGAATGGAAGACGTGATGGTTTACCACCATTTAAACCCATATAGATAGGATTAAGACCTCCTGGATTATTCATACCCCAGAATGCAGGACGATTAGGTCCAATCTTAATACCACCCCATGTTTCATTAATCCAGATCCAATCAAGATGTTCACCAAAGATTAATGTTTCTTTTGTTTTGTTCTTTAGTGTAGTAGTATTATATAAAGGTTTTTCAGTAATCTTGTATGACTCATCAACGATATCTTGAATTACTTCACCTTCTTCTGTAATCTTTGTTAAGTGACCTAGTTTACGTTGTGATTTCCAATAGATTGTTGATACACGTAATAAGTGTGTCTTACCAAAGTCAACAGTATCTTCTGAATCTGCTAAGATCCACTCAACAATATCTCCTGTACCAAAATGTGAATCATATTGAGATGTAAACTGGCGATATGCTAATGATGGCATTTGTGTATTCCACTCATGTGAGCGAGTACCATCATAATAAGATCCATCATTTTGTTGACCGCCAATAGCATAACCAGCTGCACGAACAGGATATAAAGTCTCAAGAGACTCCATTTGCTCTGCTGTCATCATCCAACCAAACTTATCAATAACGTCTGATACAGACATTAAATCAATCTTACCTACCCAGTTACCTTGTGATACATAACGAACATCTGGAGATTTATGATAGAAAGTAAGTAATGGGTTCCATAACTCTACTTCATAATCATCTTCTCTCATCTGGAAGTGCCAGAACTCACGGTCAGTAATTAAACTATCTCTAAAGGCACGTTCTTCAAGTTCTTGCATCTTAAAGCGTTCAACGTCAACAACCATCTGGTGAGATGCCCATTGTTCAATCATTGAACGATAATCTTTTTTGAAAAAGCCTTCAATACCAGGAAGAGTCATTAAGTTTTCTTTACTTAACTGTTGTTGGGCTTCCTCTGACTCAAGATCCATTCCTGATTGCAACATTTGCTGCATCATCTTTTGTTGTGCTTCTCCAAGTAATACTTGCTCAACCATCGCACGTTTCTCTTCTAACATCTCATTGTAAGAAAGATCGTCAACCGCACGAAAAGTTATTTTATTAACACGCTTTGCAAACTCTGAACAGAGTACGTTTATAACATTTGGGATAATAGGATAAAACTTTAACTCTAAAGCTGTTTGATCCTCTTGAGTTAACATATCAACAATATCAGACATGTCATTACCATCTTCAACAATGTAATCACTTTTGTCAATGATACCTTTTGCAAGCTTATAGTTTTTCATCAATCTACGCGAGTTTCTGCGTAGTTGTTTCATTCCCTGGAACTCGAGCCAGTCTAAGTTATGAGCTTTCCACTCATCATCTTTATCTTTCGCGGGTATAAACTGAATAGGCTGGGTTAACGTACCCATCTTGTTATTTTCAGTCTTTTTACCTGCCTTGGCGTCAAGGGCATTTATAATCTGCATCTTTGAACTGTTTATTCTTGTGAATCTACTTTCTGTAGATAATCTTGTAATATCTCGTCTGTTGTCATTTTACCACTTAGCTCTCCTCCGTTAATACGTTGAGATAAAGTAGAAACTACTCCTGTAGTATCAGTATATGTTGCTGATCCAAAACCATTACCAGAAACATATGGACTAGTATTTGGTGTAGTTGTATAATAAAAAGGACTTGTACTTGGTAGCGGAACAGGACCTCTAACACCTGGTGGGTATTGTATAGAGGGATTACTACGCTCTACTACTTCCTCAGTATTTGATAATAAAAGTAATGCCTCTGTTAGATTTATTACTTTTTCGTCAATAAGCCTTGATAACAACTCAATCTTATCTTTATGCTTTTGTTGCTGACTTGTTAGTTTTTCCATGGTTTATAGTTTCTTCTAATTCCTCGTATTTCAATAACATAGACTCAACAACTGGATGTCTATGATTTGTCTTTAAAGTAAATGAATCAGCATCCTTTACTTTATTTGCAACAGATAATAAGAATTTAAAGCCGCTTTCGTTTCTATATTTTAAGTCAACCTGTGCTGTATCTCCACATATAACCATCTTTGATCTAAGACCAAGTCTGGATATGATCATAATCATATTTTCGTTTGTACAGTTCTGAGCTTCATCAACAATAACAAACGTGTCTAAGAATGTACGACCTCTCATAAAAGCAAGTGGTACAATCTCTAACTGGTCTTTAAGGACAGAGTCTATCTTATCTTTGTTGTATAACTGATATAAGTTAGCATAGATAGGCTGCATCCATGGCTCCATCTTTTCTTTTAAGTCACCTGGTAAAAAGCCTATCTCTTCTTTTGAGACAGTTGGTCGTGTTATCACGATCTTCTTTACCTGTTTCTTAAACAACATATCAAGAGCTACCTGACAAGCTAATAAAGTTTTACCACTTCCTGCTGCTCCTGATAATACAGTAACCGCATTCTGTAGTATTATTTCTTTTGCTTGCTTCTGCTCCTCATTCAACTGTAGCTGAAAGTTAACTGGGCGTTTCTTTTCAGCCTTTTGCTCTTGGATTGTCTTCGTTATTTCAGCGTGACGCTCCGATCGGTTTTGAGCCATAAAACTTATTTTATGTTTCTGAATGGGTTTCTTGGCTTACGCATTGTTGTTGAACTAGCGTTGCCACCTCCAATATGTCTAAAAGGAGATCTCATAGTTAATTTACTCATTTTTTGCGAGTTCTGCAACTTATCGTCCTCGACTTCAACACGTTTTGACATACCTCTGTTTGACTCTTGTACCTTAACAAAAGATACTAAAGCACAGAATGTTACCAGTCTATCGACGTTAAGCCCTGGTTGGTAAGCTAACATCTCTTTTAGAATCATTGGATCTGGTATTCTTTCAACACCAAATGTTACACTGGTAATATCTCCGTTATCATTTACCTCTGAATCAATCTCTTCTTTTACAAACTCAACACCGTAAGATAACATGTGACTCTTAAAGATAGTACCAGTATTCTTCCAACCATACTCTTGGAATACAGATTTGTTTGCACCAATATCTTTCAAGAATAGTATCATGTCTTTTGGTACTAGATACTTTTGCTTCCTCTTACTGATCATGTGCTGGATAAAGTGCGAGATATTATTCTCAACAATAGTCCATGCATTATAGTACTCAATAAGCAACTCTAATCTTTCGTGTGTTTTGTTTATATCATCAAAACGTCCACACCAACTAGCAACAATAGTTCCTGGTTCTACATAGTTTGACATTGAACCAGATTGATCAATCTTTGATATCTCAACGGAGTTCTTGTAGATGATAATAGAACACAATGAGTCAGATGTTGTTGTCTTTCCCTCACCAACGGGGTCAATAGAGCCATAGTAAGTACCCCATGATGCATTCTTCATTGGTCTTTCCCAAATAGAAACAACTGCTTCTTTATCTTCAGTCTTCTTTGATATTGGAAACTCCATGATTGGAAGCTTTCTTGATTCTTTTGCTTCTACCTTACCCTCAGCATTTCTGAACAAATCAACATACTCAACAGGATATTCCTTATCTGCAATACGTTGTAACTGTTTGGTAATCAAGTGAGTAGGGAACTTTGCTTCTTTTCTTGTTGCAAAAGCCTCCTCAATATTTCTTGGAGACTGTGATACTTCAAGCTGATAAGCCTCTGGTTCTAGTTCTCTCTTTGCTTTTTCAAAACGTTTTTCAAGAGCATCAAGAGCTTCTTTAACTAATGAGTTACCATAAGCATCAATGTATGGTGGCATTGACCACTGCTCTGGAATAAACAAACCCGTCTTACCAATAGTCCCATCTTTATCTATAAGATTAGATGATACTGCATAAAACTCATTTGCTTCTGGATTTAATACATAGTTCTTTAGAGGTTCGCACTGATCCAAGTCACCGACTGATCCTGCTGCAATAAACTGACCTGTTGTAATATCACCAGAACGTAAGGCAGGACGCATGAAACCATATGTATCGTCCATCTTTGGGGCAATACCAGCTTCTTCATGAAAGAAGTAAACAACTGGACCACCGACACCATTTGTTGGGTCTTTCTCAAAAGAGTATGACGTGATTGTTGATTTCAAACCTTTATAAGTATCACGACCATTCTGACGTACTTTAATACGCTGTTGCCATGCTCCTACCTTATCTGGTTCATTTGGTCTATACCAAGCTGTATGCTCATTAAGAAAGTTTTTGTATTCGTCTAAGAACTTCCATGAACCTTTTTCGTTTATGTAGTCTTTTAAAGATGCACCAAGTTTTAATACAGCACCAGATTCAAACCAGTACGTATTTATAAACTTACCCATGTGGTAATAAGAGGAGGCTATCTGACGTTTCTTTAGAATTATAGCATGTCTGTAGTGTAACTCTGCAAGATGTTCATACAAAGCCATGTGATACTGGGCATCTCTGACCTTTGCAAAACCAAACTTCTTTTCTTCTTTATCATAGATTGGAAGAAAGTTCAGCCACATGTAGTATTCTCTACATAGATACCAAACAAGATCTCCTGATCTATAGATTACACCGTTTCTGCATTTATCTTTTTCTGTATCCCAATAATAAACAAAATCTGCTGACTTAAATGGAGCATCACAGTAATATCCATTATTATTAAAGTTAGTCGCCTGTTCATTAAAAATATCACTAGTTTCATTGAACTGATACTCACCAGGTTCCTTAAAGACAGAAAGGACAAACTCTACATACTCTTCTTTCGTTGAGAATATAGTGGTTGTCCAGCTTCCATCTACCCAAGTTGGTACTTCTTTATATAATGCTTGATTACTCATAGTTATTATTCATCAATACCTAAAGCATCAAGAAGATCACAAAGTTTACCCATCGTAATAATACGATCATCTTCTTTTGGATCATTGTTCCAATATTCTTGATACACTTCTCTTGGTATTGCATGCCAGAGTTTTGTATATTGATTATAATGTATCACATAGTTGTGACTGTTAATCTTCTTTAGCATATCCAAATGCAGTTAGTGAGTGTTTGAATGGTTCCCAAGGCAACTCCTGCACAATGGTTAACATTTGATTAGCAATATCTCTTATCTCAACTTGTGCATGCTCATCGTTTCTAAGCTTCTGAAATAACATAAAGCTTCTAAAGTTAAACATAACATCAGCAGTAATCTGAGAGTTGTATCCTTTGAAAAATCTTGCTGATTCTTTTGCCCGTTTTCTTCCAAGTACAGGTGTCAAATCTTCTAAACAGTTGTGATACAAGTAGTTACCAATCTCTGAGTAGTCTTGTAATACACTAGCCCAGCTTGTTCCTTGTTTCCAAGATAACTCTCCGCCTTCATCATTACCATCTGAATCCTCTTCATGGATAAACAATGGCTTTGAAAGTTTGATGTCAGTCCAGTCTTCTGGTACAAATATCTTATCTTCTTTTAGTTCTTTGTATCGTGCAGATTCCCCATTAACAGCAACACCAATACGGTGTTTAAGAATGTGTATATGTGAGGCAATATCTGATGTAACCAGAAAGTGAAGGGATGATTTTTCAAACGGTGTATGATGTCCTTCTTTTGCCAGCATATTAAGTAATGCAGGCATTCGATCTTTCTTTTGTTCAAAGTCTCTTGAAGTTGACGTCCAAGCTGATAGTGCATGTGTCTGATCGCCTCCATAAAATCCTATAAGTTCAACTGTATTATCCATTTGTTACTGGGGTCCAATCGTCTGCTAACATATCTGTCTGTGATGCCAACCAAGGTACTCTTGATTTTGGTGCATCTGGATTTGTTGTGTCCAAACCTGTTGTATCAATGTAGATATACGGTGATGTCATCTTTGACTCCGCAGTTGGTAGTTGTAACTTAATAAAGATACCTTTACCGTTCCATCCAGCTCTAGCCATCTTGTGACCAAACTTTAGTTGCTCTAACGCTTCTCCAAATGTCATAATGTTGTTAGTTTATATTAGTACTGTAAAGTTAAAGTTTTAACTACCATCATCTGTGCAGCAAGAATATCCATTAGTGCACGTTTAGTCAAATCTTCTTTTAAAGAAGTTAATGTACCGTGGCGGTAGCTATCTAACTGTGAATCATAGATTAAGTCTGCTAACTCAGCGCAAAGGGCTTTTGCTTTTGCAACTTTATCATCACCTGATGGATTAAATGTTTTACCAACTAGTTTTTCTCCATGAGTTAATTCTGTTGGATGAGGAGTTGTCTCAAGATCGGTGTAAGTTTCTTGTGTCATTTTGGTTTGGTTTATACTATCATCAAAACTTGCATTTTTTACAAGTTTTGCTACTGAGTAGGAAGAGGGATTCGAACCCCCGGTTTTACTGTTTTGCAAACAGGTACGTTGGACCACTCCGCCATTCCTACTTATGCTGTAGTGGAAGGATTCGAACCTCCAAGTGGACTTTAGCTATAGGACATTGCGCGCTTTGTGGTCAACCCTTTATCCTACGTTTATCAGTAACTCCACACCCCCGAGACAGGAGGGCACGTCTGCCAGTTTCATCACACTACAGTGTACTCTGTAAATATACTAAGTTTAAGAATCATATGCAAGGTTTTGCCCACCGCGTACAGAACTCTGTTGCTCTTCTTGTAAATCTCTATAAGTTGATTTAAAGCTTTGTCTGATCTGGTCAAACTTTGCAGCTGCGTTTATTACAGCAGTAATGTTACCATCTCTACCATGCTCAATATCTGTTACCTCCATGTATTTTGCCAATCGATCAAGCATTGACTTCATGCCCATATAGGCTCTAAAAGTTGGCGTTTGATACATTTGCTCACATCTTTTCTTTGCATGCAGTATCATCTCATCATCAAGAGAAAAATCAGCTCCTACCTCTTTTAAAATCATTGCTTCTTTATCCTTTTCTGGAACATCAAAGAACGGATTAAGATCTGGATTAGGACACGTTGAGTAAAATAAATAAGTATAGATCTTTATTGCTTCACCTCCATACTCATCCATAATATTCTTCAAGAACTCCAGTGTATAACAGTGCTCAGAAGGAATCACTTTACCATTCTGTACATCAAATAATCTTACCATTACTTCTTTTTCTTTTTAAACTTAGGTCTGAACTCTTGTAAGTAATCTAACAAAGCTACCACCTCATCCTTTAAGTAAGGTACTTCATATGCTGTAATCTCCTCAACAATAGGATTACCCTCATTGTCAAGTGCTGCAATAGGATATCCAAACTTGTCTTCTCCCGCTTTTTCAAACTTGATGTGTCTTAGAGTTAACTTACCAGGTTCAAGTTTTGGATTATGTCTCAGTATAATATAAAGATACAAAGATAATTGTAAAGCATAGTGATTAAAGTTACAATCATCAAGATGTGCCACTGGATATTTCATCTTTTGAGATATCCCCTCCCAGTTTTTATAGGAAGCCATGGTTATTTCCTTGTTTGTTTTGTAGTCATCAATGTTCACTTTATTCATGATCACCTCTGTAAAGTCAGACTGTCCACAAATACCAAAAGATTTTAAGTAAACAAAGTGCTCTGGATAAACACCTTCTCCAAGTTTCTGAGATGGTGCATATTTCAACCCATCAACAACAACAGGTGGGTAAACAGGAACCTCAACACCTTCTCTAACAATTGTATTCAACGAACATAGATCCTCCTCACGTTGATTATGATACCATGTTCCTAAATCAGTTGCTCTCTTTGCTTCAGAAGACCATGCATTCAAAATCTCCTCTTCGCTCATCCCGTACCACTTTGATTTCTTGTTCTTTGCAGATTTCTGAGCTTGCTTTGGAGCATCAAAATCCTGTTTAAAGAATCCAATAAAACTAGTTGCACTGATCCAATCAATTTGTTCCTCTTCGCCAACAGACGAATACTCGTGATTGTCTGCTTTAAATATTAACGCCATTATTTTGTTGGTCTAAACGTTCTCTTAATACTTGCTCTTCAGCGGGTGATAATAGTGCTACCCATAGTGGATGTTCACCAATGTCTTTTAGATAGCAATCACATGCCATACAGCGTGTCTTTAGTTGTATATTACAACCACATCCTCCACAGGCTGGAGATCCTTTAACAAAAGCTTTCTCTGAAGACCCGTCCTTATCATACAAACCACAGGTATTTGATTCACAAATACTTGCTCTCTCAATCGCTACTGCCTCAATATCATCCTGCTTGAATATATTGTTTACAATACCCTCTAAGATTTGACCCTTACTCTTCCATACCTTGAGTAGACTCTCCCTGTTTATTCGCATATGCTGTTTTCTTATGGTTTTCAATAAACTCTTTTCTTGCCATTTCGTCTTCGTATTGTTTCTTTAACTGTAAAAGATCATAATACTTCTCTGCTGTCCTATAGATATTCTGAGCTTTCTGGTCACCCTTCTGCTCATTCATCTCTTGGGCAGCCTGTTTCTTTGCAAGCTCCTTATCAATCAACCAGTGCTTTATGGTAAAGTCACCAAAGTTCTCAATATGAATCCTAACGTGCTTTAACCTTGATAAAGATTCTCTGGTAACAGACCAGAAATGATTACCAATATCAGCAACCATATCTTGGTTCAACTTCAAGTCATCTGCAACTTGATCGTATACGGTCTTAGGCTTCTTGGGACGTAGCAACGGCTGCGAATTTATAGTCTAATAACACATTACCAGAAGAGAACACTTTTAAAGCTGGATTCAGAGCAATCTTTTTCTTTGCCTTTCCATCTTTTACAATCAAGTTCTTCTTCTCAGCCTTTGTCAACGCATTCCTTACCGTCTGTGCAGAAGAGAATATTCCACGTTCCGCACATCTTGTACAGAATATAGTCAACTCCTGTTCACCAGATAAAGCCAAAAACGTTAAACAGTCCAAGTCTGACTCAGACACTGCCACCTTCTCAAGATAGCAGTAAGTTAGAATCTGAAACTTTATCGCGTCCCAGTATTCTAACTTTGCTTTTCTTTCAACAAGATTAAACTGAGCCATCAGTTCTTTTTAACTTCTTTTCAAAGTTCTGTTGAATCGGAGCATTATCTTCTTCTTCAGATTCTTCATCCTCTTGAGGTGACATCATCTGTCCAATAAAAGCAGTTGCTTGAATCTCTTCAGCCTTTGCTTTTATAAACCGTGTGTTTAACTCTTGCAACTTAACCTGCAATTCTTTTAACTCGATCTGATCATTATAAAACTTGATCATCTCTTCTCTTGATGGAGCCTTTGACTCATCTTGTACTTCTTGTTCTACTGACATACTATTGTTGGTTTTAAAGTTTTGCTTTTGTTTCCTTCTTTACTCGGGCTTTTCCCCTCCATACAGAGAGCATAATATGAAACGGCGTATCAATAACAAATACATCCGTATTATCCATATACACAGTCGTTGCATAATACTCATCATTCGTCTTCTCAGGAGATTTCCTCTTTAACGCAATGATTGCATCCGTCTCAATTGCAGCATCAACCCACACCCCTGGATCAGAAATCCCTAAGTCCTCAAGCTGCTCTTCTTGCATTGTATTGCACAGTACTTTGCACTCGTGTATCATATCGCCCTAATAATAAGATAGTTAATCGGTTTAAACTTACCAAATTTAACTAGACCGCCACTAATATGCAAGTATTTCGACAAGTTTTTTAAAAACGCTGTTTAGAACAAACTGAGGGGGTACAGTCATAGCTGTGAGACCCTATTATAATAAGTACTATATATACTATTATATTAACCTCTCATAGCTGTGAGATAACCCCCCCCTATTATACATGTCAAACTACTCCCCGCCCATTGGCGATAAGCGTATTGTAGGATCTGATTGGGGCCTAGTAAAACCTTCCCTCCCATCGCTTGGTTGTTGTAGTACCCCCTAACCTAAAACCAACAACCACTACATATCATGGCTTCATTCAAAAGCTTCAAGCGTGTTAACAAAAACGAGTTAACAGTAGTCGACGTACAAGAATCTCGCGAAGAGAAAATCGGCATCGTAACATTCGATAACGGACAAGACGTCTTGTTCTCATGGGCTAAGCACACTAACTTCAACGAGGAGACAGAGGAGCTAGACTTAATGTTCGTGAACGAGAGTGACAAGCTTGCACAAGGCTTCACCATCATCCAAGATAAGGACGGACGTGACTGGATTGCAAGCGAGAACAACGATCGTCCAGCACGACCAAGCATCGCTTCGCTACGTCGCTAGTGGCACAGGGCTCCCTTCGGGGCCCTTTAGCCATCCATTAGTGTAGCCATGCATCCGTTCGGTCTAGTTCGTGAATAGTCAATCTTTACCTAAGCATGTATTAAAACTGCTTTTCTTAGAATAGTACAACGGTTTTGAGTATAATCCCTGGAGATTCTCTGACAACTTCTTAGAATAGTACAACGATGTGTGTTAGTGAATGTGTGTGAGACCTCGCTATCGCTACATATCATTAACTTGAATAGTATCCTCAAACAAGCCTAATGAGTTGGATCAAATGGCTATACAACCCTTTAATCATCACTGACATGTATTTAGTACAGCAAGCAACCAGGTTAATACATACTTGGACAAAAGATGAACAACTAGTATCTGATATACTTAGTTCTTTTATTAATAGTAATAGTGATCTAGTAGATTCTTGTACAGAGAACCCGAATCCTGCTCTGGAAGTGGTCTTGCTTTATAAGCTTGACTCGTTTACTGCTGATTACCTTGAAAAGAAATCTTTAACCCTTTAAATAATAAAGAGATGAGTGAATATAAATACACAGTAGCATCAGATGATGGTTACACATGGGGATTGTTCAAGACTAAGTCACAAGCTGGTATCATGAGAAAAGCATTGATAAATGAGTTTGGCTTAACAACAAAGTTTTGGGTAGAGGAAGTATAGGGAGACGTTGTTCTCCCTTTTATTTAATGCATCATTCTATCTTCCCAAGGGATAGCAATTGTATTATCTGAACACGGCAACGATACTAACCTTCACCCATTAATACTGGACTAGGGACCGAACGTACGAGCTATGTTACAATTGAGTTGCAGAGGGGATAAATCTCGAGTCTGATGAATGATGAATATTTCATCACAGTCATTCATTAGCGACAACCAGCCACTGTAAGGGTACGCTCTGGCGTGGAGATGAAATCGTCAACCGGGCAAACGGTACAGAGAGGGTAATCAGTCCTCTTTTTTTTTCACAACTAACTTTAATTACTTATGTCACTAAACAGATTCCAGAAGTTCTTACTTCAACCAGAAGCATCTCGTGTTATAGCTGATGTTATAAAGCATTTTCATCCTGGTTATACACCAACTACTGCGCTAAATAAAGTAAAGAAACTTGTAGTATATCCTAAGTATGACTGGATCATAATTGAGCAAGGTGATGTTAACATAGGTATCAGTTATCGTGTAGCTGTTAATGGACAACTGCTTATGGGGCCTAAGCAAACAATTAATGAGTTTATTAAAGCTTATGATACTAGCTATTTCCAAGCTTGGAGATTTATTAATGATAGATCTTATGAACCAGGTGGAGATAATAATCATAATATGAGTGCATTATTCATTCAGCATGGTGTACCAAAACCAACTGCTCAAGAGATGTATGAATATTATTATAAAGAATAATATAAGTAACGAACAACAGGCGGGGAAGGCACACGCACTGAATGTATGCATCACATGAGTAATTTGTGCTAGTATTTAGTTTTATGACAGTGTAAGTCAACGCATACTGAAGGCTTACAAATCATAGGTTCGAATCC